AAGCAAAAAAGGATTGGATTAAGGAAAAGTCAGAACGGAAGGAAAAGATTACCACGTTAAGCGAATGGAAAGGATTATTACAAGAGGTTATTAACGGCATAGTAAGATTGATTGATAAAGATATGGGTTGCATTGCCACAGGAGCAAAAGTAGGTAAGATGAATGCCGGGCATTACATATCGAGGGGCAGTAACGATACAATTAGATTTAATCTTCACAATATCCATCTCCAGTCAGAGCATAGTAATTCCTTTAATTCAGGCGATACAATACGATATCAGGATGGAGTAGTAAAAATGTATGGTAAAGATTATTTAGAGTTATTAAATAGCCTTAAATCAACTAAACCAATAAACCTAACAATAGAAACCATAAAGGATAAAATAATTATTGCAAAGTTGATTAGGAAGGAATTGATTGAATTAGGGAACACCTACACATCAGCCGAAAGAATACAATTAAGATACGATTTAAACGAAAGAATAGGTATCTATTTAGAATGATTATAAATTAGAAAACCCGATAAATATATGAACTGAATGTATTTATTTTGCCCTACAATTAAACAATTAAAAAAATGAAAATTACAGTTAAAGAAACAATCGCAACGGAAATTGAAATTACATTTCCAAGTTTTTACAAGACTAATTATTCTTTTGCCAAACAGACTTACTATGCTTTTTTTAGCGAGAAATTGGGATTATGTATTACTGAAGGTTTTACTTATCAAACTACACCAGAATCATCAATGATTGTATTTAAAGAGTTAGTTCCATGCGACAAATCAGAAGTAGAGCAAGTATTCAAATCTAATCAGAAGTTTTTTTCAAATACTATGAAAGGAACCATAGTGTTAACTACGTAATTAAAGACTTGCAATGGAAAAGCTAATTAACAACTGGATTAAATCAATCTTCACCCGAAAATCAAGTTTTAAAAAACGACTTAAAAAAATATCAAAACCAATTAATTTCAAATGAAAGAATCAATATCAATAATAATCTTATTTTTAATTTTAACAATTTTAATAATAATATGAGTACCGAAATAACATTAATAAAATCAAAAGACCTTTCGTTAGCGGAAGTTAGTGCTTTGAATGAAAGTCAGTTAAAATATTTGCTTAAACGTACCCCGAAAGAAGCATTAAGAAAAAGACCTGCAAAGGGTGGAGGCGAATGGGAATATGTATCAGGAGGTTGGGTAAAAAAGCAATTAAACTTGATGTTTGGATTTAATTGGGATTTTGAAATTACTAATCAAATGGTATTACATGGTGAAGCTATTGTACAGGGTAAATTAACTTGCCGTTCAAATGGCATTACAATTATTAAAACTCAATTTGGAAATAAAGATGTGATTTGCCGAAAAGGAACAGAAATACCATTATCAATAGGAAACGATTTAAAGGCAGCAGCAACCGATTGTTTAAAGAAATGTGCAGCCGAAATAGGAATAGCAGCAGATGTTTATAATAAGATTGATTTTGAAGATACAGTAGTTGTAAATGAAAGTGATGTAGATAGAATGGTAAATAAGTTAAATGATTTGTATATGCAAAAGTTTGACTTATTGACTAAGCAACAAGTAACCGACATTGAAAGGATATTAGATAAAACTAATCCCGAAATAAAATCATTCAGCAAACTTCATAAAACATTATCAGAGTTATGAGAACTGGAAACTTTACAAGTTCATCAATTTATCTTCTGATGACAAATAATAAGGCAAAAGACGGTTTTGGAGTTCCTGCAATGACTTACATAAAGGCAAAGCAACGTGAAAAGTTATTAGGTAGAAACTTACAAAAAGAACGTGCAAGTAGACCTACTTCATGGGGCAAATTAGTTGAAAGTAGAGTTTTTAATATTCTCCCGACAGATTACACATTACAATCAGACCATAGGGATATACACCCCGAATTTGAACAATGGACAGGTGCAGCCGACATGATTACAACCGATAAAGTTTGCGACATCAAATGTCCATTTTCTTTAAGCGTTTATTGTGATAAAGCCGACATTATGATTAAGAACGATGTTGAAGCATTAAAAAAGGATTTCCCCGAAAACTACTGGCAGTTAGTTAGCAACTCAATACTTACAGGGAAGCCCATAGCCGAACTAATTATATACTGTCCTTATATTCGTGAGTTACTTGAAATTAAAGAAACCTTAAACGAGTATGAAGGTAATATGAATGATGTAGCATGGATTAATTGGGCGGAAGATGAAGAACTACCATATTTGATTGAATGGAACTATTATAAAAACCTTTATAAAATGTCATGGGAAGTTTCAGCCGAAGATAAAGTACTACTTACAGAACGAGTTAAAAAAGCGATTGAATTTTTATGATAACACCAATAGACTTCCTAAAGATAAGAAAGGATAAATTAGAACTTGATTTGGATATTTCCCGAATGGAAGGAAATGTAGAATATCAATCGGTACTATGTCATGAGATAATTGATTATGAACGAGCAATAACAGAACTAACTAATTTAGACTGCAAAAGATGAAACGTTTACAATCAAACCACATTAAGTTTTTAATAACCCAATTTGAGAATGAAACCGTTGGACAAGTTCCCGAAAAAGTAGGTTATTATGAGTTTGTAGAAATCAGGCAAAAAGTTAGAAAAGAGAATAAAAAAGTTAAAAATTACCACCTTATTTAGAATGATTATAAATTAGCAAAAGTGATAATCGTATTATATAAAGTTATAAATTTGCTGAACAATTAAATTATAAAGAAATGAAAACAGTAGATGGTTACAAAATGGTAGAAGCACTTTTTTCTGAAATAAAAGGTGAAGGTTATTATATGACAAAAGGATATACTTATTTAGGTTGGGGCGGAATAAACAGAACACCTAATGATAACACCGTTATTTTAGTTAATCACGAAAGTAAAGTTTGGAAGATTAAATAATTATGACCTTCAATAAGCAACAATTCAGCGAAGACTTATTTATGCTACGAAACACAAAGAAGCTAAGTAGAGCAGCAGCAGCAAAAGAAATAGGGATTCATTCAAGTAATATGCAAACCCTTGAAGAAGGTAGATACGAACCTAAAGCAACTGTATATTTTAAAGTTGTAAAGTGGATGGGAGTACAATTTGAACATTATATAAATTAAACTATGACACCTAAAGAAAAAGCAGCCGCAATGATTTTAAAATACACAATTATTTTAGAGTATGATTTTGTTTCAGATTTAAAATGGTATCCACCTAACGATACATATCGCAATCAAAGGATAAAAAAAGATGCTAAAAAATGTGCATTAGCAGCCTTAGAGTATATAATCAAACAAAACAATGTTTGGATAATTGAAACAGGTAAAGGCACTAATAATTATTGGTTAGAAGTAAAACAAGAAATAATTAAATTATGAGCATATTTAACATTTTTAAAAACGAACCAAGCCATAAAAACGCAACCGAAGCAGTAAGATGGCATCTAAACCATTATGGTAGTATTAATCAACGTGAATGTTTAGACAAGTACGGGAACTGGAGATTGTCAGGGATTATGTTTAGACTGAAACGTCAAGGCGTAAACTTTGAAACCACCGAAAAGAAAGTTATGACCCGATATAATATTGAAACTGAAGTTACAACTTATCACTTAATCAGATGATTGAAGATTATCCGTTATTTGCTGACTTTTGGAAGCTAACCAATAAAATTGGAAGGAAAGAGTTGATGGCAAAAAGATGGCAGGTATTGCCAGAGTGGAAGAAGATTGAAATTTACAACAAAGCATTAAGCGATAAGGACAAAAAAGCAGCAGAATTTTATTTAAATATTGGAAGATGGAAGAAATAGAAAGCATAAACAACGGAATTAAAGAACTATCAGAGCAGATGGTAAGTGAAAGTTCAGTAGATAAGCAGATTTTAATATGCCGTACTATTGTAAAACTTCTGAATCATAAACGGGAACTTGAATTTAAGGCAATAAAATAATTGTATAATAGTAAACTAAACACTATATATTTGTAGTGTTGAACAGAGATTCTATAATACAGCATTTAACTCAAGTTACTTACATAAAAGACACTTGTAGAATTGCAGGACATTTATCAGATGATTTATTTCAGCATATATGGGTTAGGATATTAGAATTTGACCACATTAAATTAGAGCAGATTTATTTAAAAGGTTATCTTCAATTTTACATTTACCGGATGATAGTAAACGAAGCCCGAAATAAAAACAATCCATTTTTAAAAAAACATAAGCATATAGACTTAGAGTTTACTTTTACAGATGAATACGACAAAGAACAGGATATTGAATTTGAAACGAAACTGCAAAAAGTAAAATCAAATTTAGATAAACTATTTTGGTACGATAAAAAGATATTTGAATTATATATTGAGTTTGGAAGCCTTAGAAAAGTATCAGCACAAACAGGAATTAAATACGGTGCAATCCATCAAACAATAAAAAAAGTAAAGAAACAGTTGAATGAGAATATTATTAGTAGGTAGTTTTAATAACGGAGTATTCTATCACAGACTGCAAGTACCTTATAATGCTTTGCAAAGTGAAGGACATGATGTATTAAAAACACCATCTCTACACTGGGAAGGTGGCATGGTAACTGTTGAAGAATTAAAGCAGTTTGATGTGATTGTTTTCAACCGTAACATATCAGACATCTTAGACCCATCACCAATATTTGCCAAAGCTAAAATAGCAGGAGTTAAAATAATAATGGATTTGGATGATTATTGGGATATTGTACCAGGTCATCCGATGTATAGTTTTGCCCGAAAGACTAACTTTTCAAAATGTATTCAGGACCAACTTAAATATGCTGACCACATCACGACAACACATTCACATTTACGAAGTCAAATAATCAAATTAGGAATAGATAAAAGCAAAGTAACAGTATGCCGAAATGCAATAGACCCAAATGAACCACAATACAATCAAGACTTTACAGTTCAGAATAAATTAATGTGGCAAGGTTCAAGCACACACGCAATGGATTTAGAACTGTTGGGCGAAATAGAAGAACCGATTACTTTATGCGGTTATCATTACTCAGATGAATGGTTTAAGATGTGCGGTAAAATAAAGAACCCACTAAAAAAAGATATGTTAAATGTGAATGAATACATGAATCATTATCACGATACTTCTATTAGTCTAATACCTTTAAAAAATAATCAGTTTAACAAAAACAAATCCGAATTAAAGATGATTGAAAGTGGATGGGCAAAGAAGGCAGTAATAGTATCAGACATACACCCTTATTCTATCCTTTCAAATCACATGGTTAATAGTTTAGTGTGTAAAGATAAGGCAGACTTCCAAAAGTATGCTACAATGCTGTTAAACAATGCTAATATGCAAAATGATTTAAGTAGTAAACTCCACGAAGATATAAGAAAAAGATATTTGATTGACACCGTAAACGAAAGACGTTTAGAAATATTAAACAAATGGAATTAAGCAAAGGGTTACTCCAAAAAGTAAAAGAATATAAAACTTCCAAAGCAGTTAGTTTAGGAGAATACGGTAATGA